ATATTAACATATGCCAATAGATTTTCCAAATCCACCATTAACCGTAGGCCAACAATATCCATATGATGGCACTACATGGCAATGGAACGGATATGCATGGATTGTAGTTGGAACATATCCCTCAATCGGCGATTATGTAACAACCTTCAACGGACTAACAGGTGCAGTAACTGGAGTTACTACAGGAACTGCAAATACCTTTGTTGCTCTTCAATCTTTCTCTGCGGGAATTAGTGCTTCTGGTGCAACTTTATTATCTAATACAATAATTCCTTCTGGTTCTACGTTAACAGTCAATGGAAACTTTGTTGCTAATGGAAATGTAAATCTTGGTGATGCAGTAACTGATGCTATTACGGTTGCTGGATTGTTAGCTGCAAATGGTGGATTGAGTGCAGCAGGAGGAACCTTCAGCGCACTCACAAGATTTACTGCGGGAATTAGTGCTGCTGGTGGAACTTTTAGTGCAGATATAAGAGTTGGATCCATCCTTTTAGGAAATGGATTTGGCGGGCTTACAAGCAACGTTGCAATAGGTTTCAATACTTTAAGAACAGTTTCAACTGGTGCAAATAATGTTGCTATTGGAGAAAATGCTCTCCAACTTAATACAACTGGCGATCTCAATACCGCAATTGGTCAAAATGCTCTTAGTAATAATACTATAGGTAGATATAATATTGCACTAGGCCAAAATGCAATGGCTGCAAATACTGCAGGAGAATATTGTGTTGCTATAGGCGGCGGCGCTCTTCTTAATATGATTGGCGCAGGTGTTAGAGACAACGTTGCTATTGGAGCTGGTTCTGCACAAGCTACAACTGTTGGATCGTCAAATGTTTCTGTTGGTAGATCTTCTCTTGCAAGACTAATTACAGGATCAAATAACACTGCAATTGGTTATCAAAGCTTGCTTGGAGCAGCAGGTTCAAATCCATTTTATTGTACAAGCTTGGGTTCAAATGCAATGTTTAGTGCCACTAATACGCTGTATACTACAGCAATGGGAGAACGAGCACTGTTTAGTTTAAGTAGTGGTTCATATAATACTGTAGCAGGTGCATATGGTTTATATAATATTACTACTCAAGCTAATAATACTGCAGTAGGATACAATGCTGGTAGTTATGTAGGAGTGACAACATCTCCACTTACAAATACATCAAATTCAATTTATGTAGGATATCAAGCACGTGGTGGGGCTATAGGATCTTCAAATGAAATTGTTGTAGGAACCAACGCAGTTGGATTCGGATCTAATAGCGCGGTAATTGGAGCAACTACACAAACCTCAGCAACAATTTATGGCCTTTTTAATGCTCCGGGTGGAATTAGTGCTTCTGGTGGAACCTTTAGTGGTATAATAAATTTAAATGGTCAAACTTTTACAAATGTTGTTTCTACAATTAATGGTTCTTCTGGATCAATAGGTGCCGATTCAATTCCAGTTGGGCTTACCAGTACAGCAATCACATGCGTTTCGTTTCCAAGTGGTATAACATCATTTACCTCAAAAATACCTTACTACATGCCATGTCAAATGACAAACAGTCCTAGCAGTGGAACTGGTAGAGTATCAACAAATAGAGTATATTTTACATTACATAATGCACCAAAAGAAATTACTTTACACACAATAAGATTTCCAAGTTTTTCTACAGGTATTACTGGTAACTGTTTTATTGGAGTATATGATGTAGATATAAATAGTGGATTTCCAAAAAATTTATTATATTCATCAACATCAATCACTGTTGCATCTGGAGCTGGGTCCACTTCGGTTACAAATGCTTCGGGGCTTGTTAAAGTCCCAGCAGGATATTTTTATATAGCCACAATATTTGATAATACGCCATCAATATATACATTACCAAGTAATATTAGACCTTCATTTGGTTCTGGTGCTTGGACTTCAGGATATGTTAATTATAGCATATTTTCTGATCCGGGTGGTTTTACTTTTCCAACTTCTTTACCTGCAGCTGGTATAACTTTAGGATATATCGATTATATTACTGGCAATACTGGAAGTATAAGCGGATTATATATAGAATATAGAATTGTTTAATTATGCAATATATAAAAGAACAAATTTTTGATGAACTTACAAATTCTTATTTTATCATAGATGAAAGAATTGTCGAACATTGTGTGGCCAAACAATTAGAAATCATTCGTAATAAAGCCAAAGAATTAATTTTAAATAAAGTCCCGGAATTCAAACAACGTAATGCATCATTGGGATTATTGTCTGTAGAAGAAACAGAACAAATTAAAACACATATACAAAATATTCGTTCTATTTCCAATTCTTTAGAACAGCAAATTTTGGCAATAACTTGGGATGGCACCGAAGAAACAAGACCAGCTGTCTGTGATGCAATTCAAAATATATGTTGGCCTTGACTTTTAAATTTAATGTAATATAATGTTTATATGATTTTAAAATACTTTAAATTACACCAAAATGTAATTGATCCAAATTATCAAACCAAAATGGCTGCTTGTTTTGATCTTGCCGCTTATATTCCCAAAGATGAAAAAGTAAAGGTGTGGGAGGGCAAAGAGACTAGCGAGATTGAACCACAATACGATCACGATAAAGATCAATACTATATTCTTCTTATGCCGGGAGAACGTGCATTGGTGCGTACTGGGTTGACTTTTGATATTCCCAATGGGTATTCAATTCGTCTTCACCCAAGATCGGGTATGGCTTTGAAGTATGGTTTAACTTTGGCAAACTGTGAAGGTGTTGTTGATGAAGATTATACTTACGAAACAAAGTTAATCATGATCAACACAAATTTACAAGATCCTGTTAAAATTTATAATCGTGATAGAATCGCACAAGGTGAAGTTGTCAAATATGAGCAAGTTCAGTTTGCCGAAATTTACAACCAACCCGGCCTGAAAACAGACCGGGTTGGAGGATTTGGAAGTACTGGTGTAAATTAAACTGTTCTAGATTGTATATCTGATTCAGACAATTTTTGATCAAAGTATTGAATTCTTTGAATCCATCCGTTAAAATTGTTACCAGATAATGTTTCAGCAACACCAATGCTCATTCGTGTCAATCCTGTTGGATAAGTAGCACCAATTAGATTGCCACTTGTACCACCTTGACCATTTGCAGTCACAAACAATCCACCAGTTCCAACAGACCACGCCATTGCAATTTTATTTATGGTATTAGGTACAAATACATTATTAAGTGTTGGGATCGTAAACCCTGCACTGTTTATTATATAGTTGCTCAACAAATTATTTGATGTTACACCTTTTATTTGTCTTATACTATTTGTTGCTGTTGCATTGTTTATCGACCAAACGTAGTTGTTTATTTGAGAAGTTGCAGTAAGTCCCGGTATCACCGTTGCAATTACAGTTCCATCATTATTTTGTTTGAACCAAGATGCAAAAGAACTTCCTTGTATACTAACTATATCTTGTCTTTTAATATGCGTAGCTGCATGATCTCTAGGATATGTGGTAGATGTTGCACGCAATCCTGCCTCTACTTGTGGGTATGCTACAACAACACCTCTTTCTACGCTACCCGAATAATTTGTCAAACCAATAGGAAATACCGCATAGTTATCTGAACCAACAAATCCCGTACCAGATACAGACATTGAAACTCTGGTCCAAGCAGTGTTTGATAAACCTAATACAGAGGCAAATGTATAGAAAGAACCACCTGAAAATATTGATCCGCTACTAATCCCGCCCAAAGTACCGGGTCCAAATATAGTTGTATCAACAACATTGAATGGAATTTGACCAGCACTACCATATATTCCGAAAGCCGCTACGGTATTTCCAGACCAACCTTTTAGCCATGTGCTGAATGTTCTATTTGCTGTTTGAGAAGTTCCAAATACAATGCTTGATGCAGGTTGTGCTGACAATGATCCTGTTGTAGATACAAAAACTGATCCGGAAAGTCTATTATCTGGTCCCAATTCTGTATAAGCGGGACGAGTTCTTGTTGAAAACGTTGGTGGATTATAATTAGTATTATTTCTACCCCAACCGGCAGCAGTCTGTAAAGATAATGCAACATTTGTAACATCAGGTTCAATCAAAAGACCCAACGTTGCTCCAGTTAACGAATAATCAAATCTTGGAGCACTATAAGGAAGACCATAAGTTGGAATATAAGGAATATTTTCTTCTCCGGGATATATCATCAATCCCGCTACTTGATGAGTTTTTGTAATTCCTACTGGTGCTGATACCGCTGCCAAATAGCATAATACTGCACTGTTGGATGGATTATACCCTTCTGCACGAATTTTTAATTCTATTTCAGTCCATGCAGTTGAACTATATAAAATATCAGAACTAATATCTAGATTTGCAACTCCAGATGGATTTGAAGTAATAAAACTTACAGGAGATCCTGTTGTGCTTCCTTTAACTATTGTCATGTATGCAGTACTACCAGTAGCTGCACCTGTTACGACAAATCTAGCTTGTGCTCCAGTATCACCTTTTATCCAGTATTTTTGAGTATGTGTTATTCCAGAAATTATCTCTGGATCAAATGATGCACTTGTTAAAGTTCTAACTGCTGCAAATTGAGCAGGAGTTACTGAAAAATTAAATCCAGTTGTTGTTCCAAATGGATCAGAAACATAGAATGTAGAGCCAGCAACCCAATTAGGATCTGAAAACCAAAATGTACTTCCTATAGTAGCACTATCTGGAACCAAATTTGTATCTGCCCAAGCTAGGTTTCCACTGGCATTTATATAAGATGCTGGTGTAGTTCTTCTAAAGGTAATACGAGGATCTAATGAACCCAACATAAAATTTAAATCCAATATAGCAGTAATTAATCTGCTTTCACCACCCCCACCACCTAAAGTATCGTAATCCATCATGGCAAATTCATCCATGAAAGAAATATTATTCATCACCATACCGTTGTTGACGTTTTCCCATAATTCAATGGCATCGTTCCAACGGAACGGTCCCATAGGGGTGTTTACCAGTCTTCCACGGTAGCCAGTTTGCTCACCTAAACTGGCAAAAAATGTATCCATTTGTTTCTTTACGCCCATGATTTTCCTCGTATCTTATTTATCTTCTTTTTTGGGTTGCTTTGGCCACATTACAGACTTAAATTCTTTCCAAGCAAACCATAATACAACTGCACAAATTATAACATACCAAAAACTCCATTCGGAGGCTTGGCTAGGTGTTCCAAAAAATGGCTCTTTCAACACACTATGAATTGGGTTTCCTTGTTTGTCCAGAGGAGAAACAATCTGTGGTGTTGTACAGGATGCTAGAAAAATTAATGCTAGAATATATTTCATGATTTATTTCCCCCTGCAGCTGTTCCGAAGTAGAATCCTACTACGGCCAAGAGAACTTGGCGATTTTCTTCAGCAAATAAATATCCCGGTATTTCTACAAAATATTTACGAGTTGTCTCGGGTATCAAGCCAAAGAAACTTTCAGGTTGCTTTTGTGTAAATTCAGCGAATGTGGAGATTCCAAAGAATGGAAGAACAAATGGTGCTGCAACGACTGCAAAAAGGCATGAAAGAACTATTAATTGTCTCACTCCTTTGCCTACATCAAGTGGCACTCGTTGGGCTGCTTTATCTTGGTTATCTGTTGTTTGTTTGTTGGCCTCAATAGCCATTTTAAACATGTCTTTTTGGTCTTGGGCTCTTTGGGCCCAGTAACGGAATAGGAATCCCGTGACTCCTCCACCGAGTAAAGATATTAATTCTGTAGGCATATTTTCCTCAATTCTTTTGATATGAAAGTTGCAACTCAATCGAACCACGGACTTCTTCAAAGTGATTCATCAAATTTTGTTCTTGTACAAGGTCTGGAGCATAATCTTTGTGCCATTGAACCAGTATAAACCCAACATTGATATTTTTATTTTTTAATGGCAAACATGCAAAATGTGATGTAAATTCATCCTCAAAGAAATGCTTTACATAGCTGTTTTCTGGCAAAGCTTCGACCGAATAGATCAAAGGTCGATTTTCCAATACTTTGGTGATTAGTGGGATAAAAAGGGAACAAAGTGTATTTTTAAATTTTAGTGCTTGTGATGTGTAACCTTTATGAGAAGATTCGTGGGATACTGAAAATTTTCTCATGGAAATTCCATCCATATAGTACTCGCCATTATGAAACTGCATTACACTAGCTCTCATCGAATTTGAGGCCACACGGAGTTCGGTTAGACGTTCATTTATCTCGCTATGAATTAAAATAAAATTATCTGTTTTGGTTTTAGATTTCCAAAATCTGTGGACTCCGAGGCTCAATCCAAGCGCTCCTGCAACCCACCATGCTATGCTTTCTACGGTTTTCGGTACTTCTAGGAATCCAAATGGCATTAAAAAATCTCCATGTCTTAATATTTATAACTTGACTATAGCCTTATTTGATATAAAATGGTTGAACCATGACAAGAGAAGAACTATTCAAACTACACAAAGATATCTGCGAAGAAGCACTGGAACTCATGAAAAAGAAGAACAACGACTATGCTTCGGGTTCTGATCCTTTTATGAACTTCAAACGAGCCGAATATTTGGGATTTGCCACGGCAGAACTGGGCGTTCTTATCAGAATGACTGATAAAATGTCCAGAATTTCTACTTTTTTAAAGAATGGTGATCTTTCTCTTTCGAATGAAAGCGTGTATGATGCTATCGTGGATATGATTAACTATAGTGTATTGCTCGCAGGTTTGATTGGTGACCGAGAAGCAAGAGAATCTAGCAACTCAAAATGAAATTTTATACGGCATGTGCCCTTAAGGGCAATAAAATTTTGGTTCGGGGCTACAAGAATGGTGAACGTTTTACGGACACCATTTCTTTTAAACCATCTTTGTTCATCAAAACGGACAAGGAAACCAAATACCGTACTCTAAACGGCGTAAAGGTCAACCGTATGCGGTTTGACACGCTGTACGATTGCCGTCAATTTTTGGACCAGTACAGAGAACTGGAGGATTGCCCCATTTATGGCAACACTGATTTCATTACTCAATACCTCATGGAGACTTATCCGGCTGAGGTGGAATACGATCTTTCCGAGATCAAAATAGCTTATCTGGACTTGGAATGTGAAACCGAGGGAGGCTTCCCTGATTTGGATAACCCAAATGAGCGTATTAATTTGATGACAATACGCATTTCCGGGATCACCTATGTAATTACATCGAAGCCAGTCGATCTTCCTAACTGCAAAGTAATACTTACAAGTTCGGAGAAAGAACTTATCAAGAAGACTTTTGAAGTTCTTTCAAAAGAAGATGCAGATATTATCACAGGCTGGAACATCAAGCTTTTCGATATCCCCTATATAATTGGTAGGGCTAAACTTTTTTTTGATGAGTCAGAAATACAGAGTTGGTTGCCTTTTGGTTTGATGAAAATGCGGGAAACGGATATTGGTGGCAAAAACTACAAAATATACGAATTTCCCGGATATACGATCCTTGATTACATGGATCTTTATAAGAAGTTTTCTGGCACAAGTCAAGAAAGCTATGCTCTAAACTTCATCGCAAAGGTGGAACTAGATGCTCAAAAACTGGATTATAGCGAATACGGTTCGTTGCGAGAATTTTATACGCAAAACTTTCAAAAGTTTGCAGAGTATAACGTCCAAGATACGTTGCTGGTTGAACAGCTTGACGATAAGCTCAAGCTGATTGACTTGGCTGTATCTATTGCATACGAGGCAAAGATTACCTACGATACGGTTTTTTTTGCCACCCGCATCTGGGAGACCATTTGCTGTGACTATCTAGCACACAAAAACATTGTTCCCCCTCTGAAGCGTAGTTACGCAAAAGACGATCAGTTTGTCGGTGCTTATGTTAAAGAAGTGACACCGGGGTTGTACAAGAACGTTGTAAGTTTTGATGCTACCAGTCTGTATCCGAGCATCATAATGCAATGGAACATTTCCCCCGAAACCTGCATGCACAAGGATTCGTCTTTGAATGCAGATGATTTTCTAAGAAGCAAGAAAAAAGAAATTCCAGATCTGGTAAACGATGCAATTTCAAATAATTGCGCCCTTGCATGTAATGGTTCAGCTTTTACCACCCAAATCAAGGGATTCATTCCTATTCTGATTGAAAGGACTTTTAATCAGCGCAAAGAAGCAAAGAACAAGATGATTGAACTGGAAAAGGAATACGAGAAGACTAAGAACAAGGATCTTATTCCTCGTATTGCAGCTTTGAAGATTCGTCAATCAGTCAAGAAGATTCTTGCAAACAGCCTTTATGGTTGTCTTGGAAATCCTGCTTTCGTCTATTCATCTCCGGAACTTGCTACTGCCGTGACCGTAACGGGTCAGGTAATCATTCGTAAGGCAGAGATGGCTATGAACGACTATATCCAGCATCTTACAAAGGATGACAAGGACTACGTACTGGCCGTAGATACAGATTCGGTGTATCTGAATCTAAATGCTGTAGTTGAAAAGGTTTCTACAAAAACAGAAATCCCAGATGTGACGCAATTTATCCATGAGGTTTGTGAGCACAAGATCCAACCGCAGTTCAAGAAAGAGATGGAATTGTTGGCATCCACTTTGGGTTGTCCAGAGAACAAGATCTTCTTTAAGCGTGAGGCAATTGCTTCTGCCGGAATGTTCATTGCCAAGAAGCGATATGCGCTTCTCATGCAAGACCTTGAAGGTGTTAGGTTTGCAGATCCAAAACTAAAGATCATGGGTTTGGAAACAGCAAGAAGCAGTACTCCAGCAGTAGTCCGTTCCAAGTTGAAAGACTCCATCAAGATTATTCTTACCAAAACTCCAGAAGAATTGCGGGAGTACGTAGATAAATTTTATGATGAATTTATGATTTTGCCGATTGAAGATATCGCATCTCCACGTGGCGTAAAAGGTATCGGAAAATATACCGATCCTTCAGATATTTACAAGTCCGGTACTCCAATTGCAACCAAGGCAGCATTACTACACAATGCCTATGTTAAAAAACTAAAGCTTGACAAAGACATTCTTAATATCAAAGAAAATGACAAGATGAAGTTCGTATTTGTCAAAGTCCCAAACCCATATGGGATGGGGGGACGTGATGCAGTAATAGGATTTATTGGTAAGCCACCGGAGCAGTTTCAGTTGGAGAAGTATATTGACAGAAAGAAGCAGTTCGACAAGACTTTCGGTGAACCACTTGATAACGTTCTTCAGGCTATTGGATGGTCGATAAATCAACAAGTCACACTTGAATCATTTTTTGGCTGAGATATAATACGATTATGTTTTACAACACACCATCTAATTATCAAGAGAAGCGGTATTTTTATGATGAACAATTGATGAGCGACGACAAAGAAAAAATCAAAAGTCTTTCTGCGCAAATTGAAGAAAAAGATAACAAGATAAAAGACCTTGAGGATGAACTTCAGGAACTCAAGGAAGAGATCAGAATGATAAAGGCAATAAACCAAGAGTGTTAATTTATGGTTAAGAAATTTAAATCTAGATATGGTGATGAACGAACACTCACACTTCTTACAGATGGATCTTACAAAATCGAAGGTAGGTCTTTGTATACTCGCCACGGTGACGGGTTATTTGATTTTGAAGGTGGCCCATGCTATATTGTTGGTGATAGACTTCTTGAAGTTGATGGTAACTTAATCATTGAATCGGTAAAATCAGTAGAAACCACCCAAGAAAATTGGGCTGCTGTAATTGTAACTACTAAAAAAGGAAAAACTAATGTCAAAGTATCTAAAAAGCTTAATTACAAAGATAAATAATCCAGACGCTAAACTTGTTGCAGATGGCCTTGAAGGTTCTGATGTTACTGGGTTTATTGACACTGGTTCTTATGTATTGAACGCCCTTTTGTCTGGTTCAATCTACGGAGGTCTTCCCAATAACAAGATTTCTTGTCTTGCTGGTGATCCAGCTACCGGAAAGACCTTCTATGCACTCGGAATCGCATCACAATTCCTCAGAGACCACGGAGAAGGAGTTGTCATCTACTTTGATACCGAGCAAGCAGTCACCACAGACATGTTTGAATCAAGAGGAATTGATACAAATAGAATTGCAGTGGTTCCTGTGGCAACTATTGAAGACTTCAAGACTCAGGCACTCAAGATCGTTAATGACGTACTTGAGACCCCAGAGGATGAGCGCAAGCCAATGTTTATGGTTCTTGACTCTCTGGGCATGTTGTCAACAGAAAAAGAAATGAATGATTCTGCCGAAGGCAAGAATGTCAGAGACATGACTAAAGCCCAGCAGACAAAGGCGACTTTCCGTGTTTTGACTTTGAAGCTTGGTAAGGCAAACATCCCAATGCTTCTGACTAACCACACATATCAGGTAATCGGTGCTTATGTCCCGACAAAGGAGCTTGGTGGTGGTATCGGTCTAAAGTATGCTGCTAGCACAATCCTAACTCTTTCAAAGTCCAAGGACAAAGGCGAAGAGGGAGTTGTTGGTAATTTTATCAAGTGCACTAACTACAAGAATAGATTTGTAAAAGAAAATACTCAAGTAGAAACACGACTAAATTACACGACTGGATTGAGTAGGTACTACGGCCTGACAGACCTTGCAATCAAGTATGGTGTGTTCAAGAAGGTGTCTACCCGTATTGAATTGCCGGATGGGTCAAAAGTATTTGAAAAGAATATCGATGACGAACCGGAAAAGTATTATACAAAAGATGTTCTAGATAAGTTGGATGCGAATATCCAAAAGGACTTCAAATATGGACAGCAAGATTAAATACGAATTTTTGGAAGATCCAACATCAGACGTTACTCAAACTTGTCCAATCAAAATTAAAACTGGACCGTATCAGGATATTGTTTTTAAATTTGGAAAAATTAGTTTACAAGAAAAAGGCGATGACTTGAGCGTGACAATGGAAATTGATATTATACAAGCTCCTGAAGATTTTAATAAAGAAGAACAACATTTTACTAATACAGTTGGTGAAATATTTACAAATATCGTTGAAAGCGGTATTGAAGTAAAATCATTGGACACTGCCGATCTTGAAGATGATGTTCATCAAGACTGATGCTGGACATAGATTAATATAAGAGTATAATACAAATATGGAATCAGTAATCTTGAAAAACCTCGTCTTGAACGAGGACTATTCAAGGAAGGTTGTGCCCTTCCTACAGGAAGCATATTTTCACGACAAGTCAGAAAAGACTGTCTTCAATATTGTTTCTAAGTTTATTCTCAAATATAACAATCTTCCCACCAAAGATGCGATTCTCGTATCTCTGGAGAATGAGACTTCTCTTGGAGAAGTAGAATTCAAGAAGTGTGTATCCATTTCGGATGACATGTTCAAGGAAGGTGAGAAGTCAGATACACAGTGGATGGTAGAGCAGACTGAAAAGTTCTGCAAAGAAAAAGCCATATACAATGGTATCATGGAATCCATTGGAATCATTGAGGGCAAGGATAAAGAAAAGACCCAAAATGCTATTCCAGAGATCATGTCAAAGGCTTTGTCTGTATCTTTCGATACCAGAGTCGGACACGATTTCCTTGAAGATGTCGATGAGCGCTATGAGTATTACCATCGTGTAGAGGAAAAGATTGGATTTGATCTTGAGATGTTTAACAAGATCACCAGAGGTGGAACGCGAAAGAAGACATTGAACGTAGTGATGGCTGCTTCAGGTGTAGGCAAGAGCGCATTCTTGTGTCACCATGCAGCATCTTGTCTTTCTCAAAATTTGAACGTTCTTTATATCACTCTTGAGATGGCAGAAGAGGAAATTGCAAAGAGAATCGATGCAAACCTACTTGACACGGATATGCATATCCTTGAGCAAATGCCTCTGACACAGTATGAAAGCAAGGTTGATAGCCTCAAAAAGACTTGTCGTGGAAAGCTTATCATCAAGGAATATCCTACGGCAGCAGCCAACGTAACTCACTTCCGTAATCTTATGGAAGAATTGAAGAT